CTCAGCTTGTCGTCATGGGCCCGAGCGGTCGTATCGACCTGGAGCATGTCACCGCCTTCGAAAGTCGACAGCTAACTCAATCGGTGCGCGTCAGCCGGTTGGATGGAACTCAGTTGGGCATCGAACTACCTAAAGGCTGGGAGGGTAGCTTCGAGCTTGAGCGCGGCAATTCGGTAGTCGAAGACTTTATTGCAGCAACCGAGCAGGCATACTTTAATGGTGGGAGTGTGGGCTCGATCACTATGTACCAGTACATCAACGAGACGGACGGGTCGACTTCGACATATCAGTATGCTGCCGTTACGTTCAAGCTGGTCAACGCGGGGGTCTGGAAGGGCGAAAGTAGCGTCAAGCAGAAGCTCGAGTTTTTTGGCGTCAGTAGGAGTCGCATTTGATGACCCCCTCCGCGACGATTGTTGCTGAGGCAACCGAAGCACGCTCGGTTGTAGACAGCTTGGGTCGGAGGCTCACTCTCAGGAGTTTGACGGCGTTAGACAAACTGCGAATCCTAAAGGCAGCGGGACCTGAGCTTGCCCTTAACCAACCTTGGCTCGCGATGGCAATCCTCGCAAGTTCAGTGACTGCTATCGATGACATACCTATCCCTCGTCCTTCCACCGAGACCCAGATTGAGGCGCTGGTAGGTCGTTTAGGTGACAGCGGGATTGAGGCAATTGCCGAGAGTATGGAGCCATTGTCTGGGGTCGACGAGATCGAGCAGGTCACAATCGCGGGAAACTCGTCCGGCACCCCGACCTGACCGACTGCCTTTACCTGGTCAGGAACGGGGTGCCGTTCGATGTTGCCTTTTCGCTCCCACCAGATGAACGTATGGCATACGTGGTCACTTTCGGCATCCTGGATGGACAACAGTTCGATTGGCGGACGCTGCGGTGGAGGCAGCCGGTATGATGTCACACTACAACCTCACCTTTTGCTGATGGCATCGTGTTGTGAATGGCCCGCCCACGCGCAGCCCGGTGTACCTCCGCGGCAATAGTGCCTTCCGGCAAATATTCGCGGTCCGCACTCAGCTTCGCACACTTGACAGGATGATTGGTGAGTCGCCGATCAGCCTATCCAGGCTGCTGCGGATCGCCGAGGGCATCTTCGGCGGCAAGGTCGGGCGGCTACCCTGGGCCAGGCCGACCTCTCTGGCACACGGGCCGCAGGGTCTGGCGTTGACGATGATGACCACTATACCGCGGACGTCGTCTCACGTAGCCAACCATTACCGTCCTTCGCGGGCTGCTCTGGCTCCGCCCCGCCGGCCGGCAGCGTCGCTGCTAGTTCAGAATATGCGCCCGCTCCCCCCGGGGCTCGCGTCGCCACGCTTCAAGGCCCCGATTATGCCAAGCGGTTATGCTCAGATAAGACCGCGTGCAGTAAACAGGCCAGCCAGCCGCCAGGTTGAGAAAACCGCACCTATAGCTCCACGGGCTCAACGGACCTCCGTGATCCAGTCCATCGCACTCGACGCCGTTGTCTCGGCCCTTGGATCGCGGCTCTCGGCTTCCAGCCAAACGTTCGGGAGATCTCGATCTCCGTTGGAACATGTCCGCCAACCAAGGCTTCTGCCCGCTTCCGCGATCGCTCCGGTCAATTATAACTATGCTCATAATGAGTTGATTGGAGGCATAACCCGGCTCGCGGACACTTCAGCCGGCGCTATTTCGACTGCGTCGCCATCACATACCTCGGCGGTAGCCGGCCTGAAGGCAGCGCGGAGCAATCGAAGCGGTTACCGAGACGGCAACGGCAAGGGAAAGAACACTGAGCAGGGCGATCTCTACCTTGAGGGTTCCATCCTTAGTCGCTGGCTAACCCAGCACTTGAACCGAGAGATCGTCCGTCCACGTGCTGGTATCATGGCTGTTGACCCTCGAATTACACCATCGTGGGGTGGGCCGTCACTCGCGACGTGATTTTCGCCACGTCATCTCAGAACATATCCCGGGCACGATAGGGGGTATCACCGTGAGTGTGCTTCTACCTCGCCAGCCGTGCTCAAGTCCGTCGTTCGAGGAGCCGAATGTCAGGTGTAGTGTTGGTACTTGGACCGGTCGCCTTCCAAGCCTTCGAAATACCGTCGGGTATCAATTTCGGAGGACGACAGCTCCTAGCAGTCCATCAGTTGACCGATGGTCGAAGGGTTGTCGACAGCATTGGCCCCGATGAGTCCGAAATCTCCTTCTCGGGCGCGTTCTCGGGAGCAGACGCTACCTTGCGCGCGAGGGCGTTGAATGCCCTTCGCGTTGCGGGCGGCGGGATAAGCCTGACGTGGGACGTCTTCTTTTATACGGTCGTTCTAAGTCGCTTTGATGCCGAATATGAGAATCCCGTATGGATACCGTACCGGATCTCTTGCACTGTAGTGAGGGATGAGGCCTCCGCAGCGAATTCTTCCGTGATCTCCCTGGGCAATTCGGTCCTCGCCGATCTGGGTGTTGCTGCCGGTCAATGCGCCAGCCTTGGCGTCGATTTCACTGATGTCCAGGCCTGTTTGGCAGATCCCAATGCCACTACCCTTGGGAGTGCTGCATACGCAGCCGCCCAGTCGAGCCTCAGCCTGACACAGTCCGCTATCAATACCCAAATCGGATCCACCGAGGCCACACTCCGGACCGTTATTTCTTCAAACCCTGGCAACGCCGGGTCCCTGATAACAGACCTTGTGACATCTACGACGGCTGCTCAACAGTTGGCGGACTTGACGAGTGCCAGCGCCTATGTGGGGCGAGCTGCGCGAAATCTCTCGAACGCGAGTACCTGACGTGCAGACAATCACTGTCGCCGGCGGTAACCTGTTTCGTATTGCTGCCGAACAATTGGGCGACGCCACGCAATGGTTAAGGATCGCCCAGTTAAACCGGCTTAACGATCCTATGCTTTCGGGCGTCGTGACCTTGCTGATCCCAAATCAGGACCCCAACGCAGGAGGTGGCATTGCTTCTCAATGAACCTCCACCATCATATCGGGCCCCTAGACTCTGCCTTCTTGCAAATGGCCAGATACTGACCGGCGCATATGAGGCAGAAGTCGCCTCAAACAACCACTTTAGCGCTGACCGCTTTGATGCTGTCATTGCGCTTGGCCCCGATCCATGGGCAGACGCGTGCTTCTGGTCGTCCGAACCGGACGTCCTGATTGATATCCAATTGGGCCTCGATGGCGGAGCGAATTTTACAAGCCTCATACAAGGATTCGCCGACAAGGTATCGATAGATCCGGTCGGTGGTGTCGTGCGTGTCAGCGGGAGAGATTTCACCGCGGCACTGATTGGGGCTCAAACGCAAGAAGCCTTTTCCAATAGAACATCAAGCGAAATTGCTACGATTTTTGCACAGCGCCACGGCCTTGTTCCTTGCGTAGTTCCAACCAGCACCCCGGTCGGCCGCTTCTATCAAAGCGATCATGAAAGCCTAACGCTCGACCGGTTCTCTGGGGCAACGACCGAGTGGGATCTGCTAGTATATCTGGCTCGGCAGGAAAGCTATGATGCTTTCGTGACCGGAACCGACCTGTGCTTCCAACCAGCCGCACAGATTTCGACGATCGATCAAGTGCTATATCCGGCGGACATGATGGAACTCAGGTTAGAACGTGCATTGACCCTCGCACGCGACATCCAGGTTACGGTACAGAGCTGGAACTCGCTCCAGCAAATGGCGTTCACCGAGAGCGTCAGTAGCACTATCAGCGGAAGTTCCTCGAGCGGCTCCAGTTCTAGCGCAAGATCAGCCCAGCAGTACGTTATCATGCGTCCCAATTTGACACCTGACAAGGCGCTGGCAGTCGCTCAACAGCGCCTGTCCGAGCTATCCCGCCATGAGCGCGTAATCGAGTTCTCTATGCCGGGAGAACTTGCGCTTACCCCCCGAAGCACGATCCAGTTAGATGGAACCGGAACGGACTTCGATCAAGCTTACTATATAGATTCCATTGAGCGCACATTCCGGCCTCAGACTGGGTTTATCGAGCGGGTGCGGGCTAGCAATAGCTCGCCAAGGACAAATTCGGTTCTTAACTCGACGAGTTGATTGATGGAACGCTTTTTGAACGCTATAAAGATGCACGCGGACGCGCTGGTTCAGACTCAGGCGCAACCGCGATTCGGTACAATCACATCGGTCGACCCAAATACAGGAACGGCGCGACTGACGCTGCAGCCGGAAGGGGTCCTAAGCGGCTGGCTTCCTGTCTTATCGCCCTGGGTAGGCGCCGGCTGGGGAATGATCTGCCCTCCGGCACCTGGAGATCAGGTCTTTGTGCTCTCTCAGGAGGGGGCAGCCGAACACGGGGTCATCGTTGGTCGGGTATTCTCGAGCCAGCAGTGTCCTCCGCCCGCTCCTAGCGGTGAACTGTGGCTTGTACATCAGTCAGGCTCCTTCCTGAAACTACTTAATGATGGGACGGTTCAAGTGGGCGGTGATTTGCACGTAACGGGAGACGTCTACGACAGCCAAGGGCCTTTATCGCGGTTACGGGGCCACTATGATGCTCACACGCATACTGATTCCCGCGGCGGCGTAACGACTACGACCAGCCAACCGGATTAGGGACATCATGGCCGACATTGCCCACCAGTGGGGTTCTGATCTCGCGTTCGGACCCACAGGCGATCTGGCTGTCGTTGTCGGCCCGGCGCTCGGCCAGCAACGGGTCCTGCGGCGCCTTCTTACCAATCTGCTCGACTATATATGGCAACCTGCCTATGGTGCCGGTTTGGCCGGCTTCATCGGGCAGCCGGCGAATGCTTTACAAATCCGCGCGACGATTCGCAGCCAGATATTCAAGGAAGCTGCGGTGGCACAAAATCCAGAGCCGACTATCGGCGTGACGCTCTGTCCTGGCGGTGCCGCGGGAGACGTCTATGTGCATATTCTTTATGTCGATGCACAGACCGGACAGACGCAGGTCTTGACCTTCTCTGTGAGTATATAGACGATGCAGCTTCCACTTCAAACATTCACCAGCCTGGTTCAGGGTATGGCCTCGGCCGTTCAGGCTGCTGCGGCTCAGCTTCTAGACCTTACCGTTGGCTCCACGCTTCGGGCAATATTGGAGGCGGCAGCATCGATTGCATTGTGGATGCAATGGCTGGTGTTGGAGGTTCTCCAGATGACGCGCGCGGCTACGAGCACCGGAGCTGATCTTGATAGTTGGATGGCCGACTTCTCCCTGGCACGCCTTCCAGCGAGTCCTGCGTCTGGAACGGTCACGTTTTCCCGATTTGATTCCAGCGTTCCTGCACTTGTCCCGGTAGGCGCCCTTGTTCGGACGACCGACGGTACCCAGACTTTTGCGGTCACTGAGGACGTCACCGCGCCGGGATGGAACCAGGCGCAAAACGGTTACGTGATTGGAGTAGGGGTGACCGCCCTTGACGTGCCTGTTGTGGCGCAGACCGCAGGAACGTGCGGCAACGTGCAGGCCACATCGATAACTGTCCTTGCGTCGGCATTGTCCGGTGTCGATGGTGTCTTGAATGCCACTCCATTCGACAATGGCGTCAACGCGGAGTCGGATTCGGCCTTAAGGCTTCGGTTCCAGAGTTTTATGTCAAGCCTGTCGAGGGCAACCCTTTTTGCGGTGAGGTACGCGATCATCTCCGTTCAGCAGGGGCTCAGCTATACAATACAGGAGAACCAGAGTTCGTCGGGAGAATTCCAGCTCGGGAATTTTGTGATCGTCGTGGACGACGGAACTGGGTACCCGTCGAACACACTTTTGTCTATGGTCCAACAGGCTGTGGAGGCGGTTCGGCCGGTCGGATCAACATTTGCCGTCTTTGCGCCAACGGTCACACAAGTGAATGTCTCACTTACCGTCATCACCGCTGGCGGCGCTAACGTGACTCTCCTCACCCCGCAGATCGTCAGCGCCATAGGAGCGTACGTAAACGCTCTTCCGGTTGGCGCTCCACTTCCTGCCACCATGATCGCGCTTATTGCCTATACGGCAAGCCCAAACGTCAGCAACGTAACGGCAATCCTGTTGAATGGCCAGACCTCGGATATCGTCGTACAGCTTTCCGGGGTTATAAAAATCGGCACGGTAGTGGTGAGCTGATATGATAGGCGACCAGCAGGATGTCCTGTCCCGTCTAAAACAGGTCCTGCCACTACAATGGTTTCCGGACGACACGCCGGTTCTCGATACACTGCTGAATGGTGTCGCATGGGCTTGGGCCTGGGTATACGAACTTTTGCAGTACGTCATATCGCAGGCCCGCATTTCGACAGCCTATGGCACCTGGCTAGACTTGATAGCAGTGGACTATTTCGGAGCCAATCTTGGCCGACGTGTTGGCGAGAATGACGACGCGTACCGACTGCGGCTCCAGTTGGAACTCATCCGCGAGCGAGGGACACGGCAAGCTGTCATCTCGGCACTTGTAGATCAGACAGGACGACCACCGAATGTGTTTGAGCCTGCGAACACTTCGAACACTGGCGGATATGGCAGTATCAGCGGAAAGGGTAGCGGGATTGCTTACGGAGCGGCAGGCGGCTGGGGGAACCTTGACTTGCCATTTCAATTCTTCGTCACGGCCTATCGACCAGCGGGTGTAGGCATCGGATCCGTGTCGGGGTGGGGATGTGATGGCGGAGGATACGGTCAGGGCTCACTGGAATACGCAAACCTTGCCATGATGCAGGGGCAAGTCACGGATGCCGATATTTGCACTGCAATTACCGAGGTGCTGCCGGTTGGGGTCATAGCCTGGACCCGAATAAGCAGCTAGCGCCTTCGTTTGGCAACAAGAGGACCACATGGACCGAAATCTAGTTTATCCAGGAAGCATCCCGCTCGATACAGATTTGCTCTCTATCAATCGTAACGCGATGATTGCGGTGGGCTACCTGGCGCAGGCGGTACTGGGGACTGGCCCCGTCGTGGATGGGCTAGCTTGCACTCCGACGTCTCCTCCTTCCATGACGATAATGGTCGGGCCAGGCACAATTTCTCAGCTTTCCGTAGTCGATATGCTACCATACGGATCCTTGCCCGCAGACACAACGGATACGCTACTTAAGATTGGTATCAATATCACCCCGACAAGCTTCACAATCACGGCCCCGACTACATCAGGCCAATCGGCGAATTACCTTATACAGGCTGCATTTCAGGAGAGCGATGTCAATCCAATCGTTTTGCCTTACTATAATGCAGCCCAGCCATCGCAACCTTACAGTGGCCCAGCGAATTCTGCAACTGCTCAGAACACCCTGCGTACGCAATGTGTTGAACTGGAGATGAAGTCTGGTGCGCCCGCTATCTCCGGAACACAGTCTACCCCGCCGGTTGACGATGGTTGGACGGGACTCTACGTCATCACTGTCTCCTACGGCCAGGCATCAATCACCGCAGCGAACATTTTGACACTACCAACGGCACCCTTTCTGTCGTGGAAATTGCCGTCACTACATCCTGGCTTCGGTTCGGGAATCCAGAGCTTTACTGCATCGGGGAATTTCGTTGTTCCCGCGGGTGTGACACAGGTGGAAGTCGAAGTCTGGGGGGGGGGCGCGGGTAGCTACGCGTCGGTTTCCGGAACACCCAGCGGTAGCAGTTCAGGCGGTGGTTCGGGCGGTGGCTATGCACGAAAACGGATAACCGGTCTAACGCCGGGCCAGTCTATCGTTGTTGTCGTCGGCAGCGGCGGCAACTACGGAACAATTGGCGGCGGTAGCGCGACCTCCGGTGGCACATCCAGCTTCGGTGCCTATCTTAGCGCGACTGGTGGCAGTCTCAATTGTCTTGCTAGCGTTACAAGCCCACAAAACGGCGCTACACCCGCAGGAACTGGCGTTGGTGGGGACGTGAATCTTGTTGGATCTGCCGGCCAGGCGGCCGTGCTGAGCCAGGGGGGAATGGGAGGTGCCGCCCCAATGGGCGGAAGCCAGAACAGCGGCACAAGCGGTGTTGCCGGAGTGTTTCCCGGGGGAGGCGCCGCTGGGGCTGGCACAGGCTCCAATGGCAACACGCCGTACAACGGCGCGGCCGGGGCGCTCGGGTTAGTAGTCGTGAGGTGGTAATATGCGGACCTATGCGAGGATTCAAGACGGTCGGGTGGTTGAATTATTGACTACCAGCTTAGATATTTCGACAATGTTTCATCCATCCTTGGTATGGGTCGATGCTTCGTCGGTGACCGGATTAGCGGAGGGCTGGACTTATGATGGATCGGCTTTTAGGAAGGCTATAATTCCAGACGTTACTCCTGCAGCTTTGTCAATTTCTGAAATGCAGGCTCAGCTGAAGGTTCTTGCGACCCAACTTGCGAGTCTAAGTAAGACGGTCTAAGTGATTTACTGCTGGGCGTAGTGGTTCTGATGCATCAGGACCGGTTCTGTCTGGATACGTATAACACCGACCTTGAGATACTAATAATCAGTCTGTGTCCGCGCGATTGACTACCCGCCCCACACGCGTCAGAAGGTTGTCATGGCCACTCCAGCTATCCACGTATCGAAGCCCAGCAGTGCTCGCACCGTTCTCCTGGATGCCTTTATCCCCGTGCCGCGTGGGTCCACCGCGGTTGCCCCGCCTCCACTGAACTGGCCGACCAAGGACCCCAATGATGTCCTCGATTATCAACTCAATATATCTCCGGCATTGATAGGAAATGAGGGGGATTCAATTGCAACTCTTGATGTCTTTATAACTCCTGACAACCCTGGGGATCTGACACTAAACGAAGTCCAGGCAGACGGCCCTTCGGCCGTGCTGTGGCTGTCCGGAGGGCAAGCTGGGACCGTCTATACGATTACCGTGATAATATCTACCATCAATGGACGGGCGCTGCAGCGCAGTATATTGCTGCCGGTTCTTTTACTGTCGGTACCACCGATTCCGCCTAACGCCATTGATATCACCGCCGGTGTGGTCTTGACGGACCAAAATGGCAACCCAGTACTGACTTGACACCGATACAAGCCTGGCTTCGGCTACCTATTCTTATACAGCAATACTATCGCGATTCTCGCTCGCCGAGTATCGGTCGGGTACTGCTGTTGGAGCACGATCAAACATGCCGACGATAGACCAACTCGCCCCGGCAACTGCGGCAGCAGATACCGACGAACATATCGTCAGTCAGGCAGGCACAGCGCTAAAGATGACGCGTGCCCAAATCCTGGCCGGGGTTCAGCCCCAGTTGGCACTGCAAAGTGGAATTCTACTGGGGCGCAGTAGCGCAGGTACCGGGGCTCCTGAATCGCTGGCAGTAGGGGCAAATCTTACTCTGGCGAGCGGCACTTTATCGGCCTCGGCGACACCCTACCTGGTCAGCGCGTTGCCAACCGGAACGGTACCTGGTCCAGGTGACTTGGTACCGCTCAGTCAGGGAGGCACCAACACTGCGGTACCTTATAGCCAATTTCTGAGTGGCTTACCGGAAATTTCCAATATAGACGCATCCCAGATGCTCCTGACTGCGACAGGTTCCACGACCAGCACCAGGCTCGCTGACTTTGCCGCAGGGACCTTGCCGCTTACTGGCGGGTCTATGACTGGGCCTTTAACACTTGCCGCTGTTCCAACGACACCCCTGCAGGCGGCCCCCAAGACCTATGTGGACGGCCAAGTAGCAACTACGTTGTCGAAGGCAGGCGGGACCCTTTCCGGGCCGTTGACGCTGGCAGGCGATCCGACTGTCGCTGCTCAAGCAGCCACCAAGAACTATGTTGATACCCAGACCGCAACCTTGCTTCCAAAGGCGGGCGGCGTACTCTCGGGGGCACTGACCTTGGCTACCGACCCTACCGCGGCGCTGCAGGCAGCGACCAAGGAGTACGTCGATACGCGCGTATTTCGATCTGGAGACACTCTGACCGGAGCCCTGATTTTGGCATCGAACCCGGTTTCTGCCCTACAGGCGGCGACCAAGGGGTACACGGATGCACAGGTCGCGACGGCGCTGCCGATTGCTGGTGGTTCATTAACGGGGGTGCTGTCTCTGGCAGCAGATCCGACTTCGTCGTTGCAGGCAGCAACAAAACATTATGTAGATAGTCAGGTCGCGACAGGCCTACCCCTTTCTGGTGGCGTAGTGACCGGGCCGATCACGCTTGCTGACATCCCTACCGCTGCAATGCAGGCCGCTCCCAAGCAGTACGTAGATGGGCAGATTGCAACCGCTCTACCGCTCAGTGGTGGAACGTTAACCGGCTCTCTGACGCTGGCAAATGCACCGACAACTCCATTGAGCGCTGCTACTAAGTCGTACGTTGACGCGAGCCCCGGAAGCATGATCGGCGTCATAAACATCAAATCCCTCCCGTACAATGCGCAACTCAATGGAACTACTGACGATACTGCGGCATTCATCGCAGCTTACCAGGCCGCTCCGGCTGGTTCAGTCATTTACGTGCCGAATGGCGTGACGAGTCTGCGGAACCCCACAACCTGGGGTATTTCCCTCACGAAATGGGTGAAGTGGATCGTCGATGGCACCACTCTACCAGACGGAACGTCACTGGCGGACGCAATCCCTGGTGGCGCAGGGCCGGCCGAAATGGTCTTGCCTGGCGTAGTTGTCGGAAACAGCAATATCAGTGTTGAGGTGTCTCAGGGCGCGTCGCAGCCCACCGACTTTGCGGTGTCGCGCTCCGCATATATAGTCAATCATACGGGAGGACCGACGACCGGAGTAGTATCCGCCAATGCGCGCACGGATACAATTATTTATAACAGCCCCAACAACTACATATGGGGTGGCATCGACCGTATGCTTTGGTGCGGCATCCAAACCGGGTCCGCAAGCGCACCAGCACAACACGTTGCTCGTTATGTGCAGACGATCCGCCAGTCTGTGGGAACGAACTCTGCTGGAACGGCACTCCCGCAGCCGCAACTTTGGGCAGCGTGTTTTGAGTATCGCGACACAACGGCTCAACTCTCGAGCGTTACGAACGCTGGAATAGCCGCAGAGATGGATTGGTTTGGGAATGGTCCCGACGATGGCCACAATCGGCAAATACAATCTCTGGTAGTGGGTCAGAACAATCTCTCAGGCGCCCCTATGGAGATCTCGACCGTCTTAGGCGTATATCTTGCAGCGGGCCACACGGGACACGCATACACCGTGTTTGGAGTCGGCATTCCCTTCTCGACATCCGTCTTAGACACATCGAACGCTACGCAGATGACCGGTGCCGCCGCTATACGCTTGGCCGCGGGCCACCAAATTGCTTTTGAACCAACCGTCACGTATCGCCTGGCGTACGATAGTGCAACAAGCGTCCTCCGATGGTATCAGGGCGCGCTGTCCTATGTGGTCGGAAAAGGAATCACCGTAGGATTCCAGACTGTCTGCACCGCCAACACAACTCTACCTAACTACGTCGCCGGGAACATTGTCTTTCTAGCCGGCATAAGCACCTATACGATCACGCTTCCAGCAGCGGCCACGGTCGCAGCAGGAACAGGATTCACATTTTCGGTCGTCAGCACGCCCACAGTGTCGATCACTCCGAACGGCACCGATGCCATCGACAATGGCCCGGTGACGCTCCACCAAAACGACCGCTATCACATTATCTCGGACGGTAGCTCGTCCTGGCACGAGGTATTCCGGACGAATTGGGTCAATCCGCGGTTCGGCGGACCGCCTGTGCTGCCATCATATACCGTTGCGGGCTTGCCCGCTACTGCGATCGCCGGTGCAAAGGCGTTCGCCTCAAATGGGCGCAAGCCTACTGAGGCTGCCGGCGCCGGGTCCGGTGTTGAGGTTTTCAGCGATGGCGTGCACTGGATTTCAGTGTGCGCTGGATCTCAAGTCCTGGCCTGACGCGAGCAAACCGAGAAAAACGGTCATCCATTCGGAGCGCCTATGCCAACAATTTCCCAGCTTCCAGCCGTCTCGCAGGTGACCGCTGCGGACCAGGTTCCGATCAGCCAAGGTGGGTCAGCTTGCTCAGTGAGCGTCGGCACACTGCTGGCCGGCATTCAGCCGGCCATTCTCGCGGCGACCGGAACCCTCCTTGGACGCACGAGTTTGGGGCCTGGGGGACCAGACCCAGTTGGGGTCGGAGTTGGTCTGCTCCTAAATACTGACACCTTGGTCGCCACCGGAGCCGATCATGCGAGCTTCCCGGTACAGGGCACCCTCACGCTCAGCGACGAAGCGGTGCTGAGCAGCGAAGGCAATCCTAAACTGTTGCAACTGTCGCTTTTACGTGGTTTGTTTTCCTCTGGATCGAATATTGCGATCGATCAATATGGCACTATCTCTGCGATACTCGAAGGCGGCACGTCGGGCGGCACATCGGGATATAGCATCACGGACCTTCCAACAGTGACGACAATTTCGGCGGGCGATCTGGTTGCGATAAGTCAGGCTGGATTGGATCACACGATTAGCTACGCTAATCTCATCGACGGACAAACGATCGACCAAGCGCAGGCTGCAGCCGCAGCTTCGGGTACCGACATTTTTTTCGTGGCGCAGGGCGGGAACGTGATGCTGCGCCAGACCCTGGCTGCCGTGTGGGTCTGGCTCAGTTCGCAGTTGCCATGCTATCAGCCGCCTACGCTCGAGCTTACAACGGACACGACTTTAAGTGCGGCTGTTCACAATGGCCGGATGCTGGTATGCAGTCAGCCTGTTACCGTCACCTCAGCACCGACTAGTATGGGAAATGGCTTCACCTGTGATCTGCTCAACGTCAGCGCTGGCAACATCACATTGGGTGGTAGCGTTACCACCTCATCGGGTACTTCCATTCTCGCTCCAGGCCAGGCTGCTACCGTTACATGTGTGACATACTCAGGTGGAACTCTCGTCTTTGCTTGGCTGAGCGTATCCGCGTCGTCGTTCGGTGTTCCGGGACAGGTCAGTGACTTAGCCGTAAGCTCAGAAAGCTTTGACACCATCACATTGACTTGGGCTACGCTATCGCCGTCACCGACAAGCTATACGATCCAGTATAGGGTTAGTGGAACAGCAGGATGGTCGACTGCACCATCCGTGACCGCACTTGAGTGCACCGTCACCGGTCTGCTCTCGGCAAGCAGTTATGACTTTGTCGTATCAGCCGCAAACAATGCCGGAGTAGGTATTCCTTCGGCAATCGTCACTGCGTCGACATCCGCAGGCCTCAATCCACCCGGGATGGTGACCGGCCTCACGACTAACAACGCTACCAGTAGTGGTATGTCGCTGGCGTGGTCGTCGCCGGGATCAGGGGGGACGGCCAGCAGCTATACGGTCCAGTATCGCGTCTCAGGGACAGTATCCTGGTTAACCGGCGCATCCGGCCTGACGTCGACATCTTTCGCTGTAACTGGGCTATCATCCGATACCAGTTACGATTTCGAGGTCGTTGCAGTCAATGCTGCAGGCCCGGGCCCGGCGTCTAACGTGGAAACGGCGAGCACCACGGCGGCCGGCGTTTCAGTAACCTCGATCACCTGGAACGTTACCCCCTCGGGGAGCTACCTGCACGGCAATGGTGCCATTGGCATCAATGCACAGGTCTCACCGAGCAGTGCGCCTGTGCAGTTTGGCTTCTCTACATCTTCGACCGTGCCTCCAACAAGTTGGACCCTCGGCTCTTATGTCAACACAAATCTGTGGGGGGCGTACGTCAACACGCCATCGGTTGCCGGAACATGGTATGCTTGGGTGGAAGGCACAAATGGCAGCATGCCCACCGTGTATCCCACGGCCTTTTCGGTGACGTGAACGAATGCACCGCTGGTGGTGCCGACCGCACCATCGAAATAGGTTACCGTAATGCCGGAGACCTCAGTGTCCGTCCGGAAACAAATTGAGTCATTTGAATCGGTTAGTGGTCTGCCCCGGAACCGATTGATCTGGCTACCATTCCCCCATCCCTGTACGGATTTGGGGAGTGCCGGATGTGGACCGTGGAGAACCGCCGCCGCTACGATCGCAGCGGTCTGCGGTATGAGAGCGACCTGACCGATGAAGAGTGGGGGAAGATCGCGCCCCTGATTCCACCTGCCAAGCCAGGCGGAAACAAGCGATCGGTCAAGCCACGCGAGGCGGCGAACGGGCTGATGTACATTCTCAGTACCGGGTGCCAGTGGCGTGCTATCCCCAAGGATCTGGCAGCGCGCCGCACTATCTACGACTACTTCGATCGCTGGAGCTGGGACGGAACCCTGGAGCGGATCCATCACGCGCTCTACGTAAAATGCCGCGAGCAGGTGTCTCGGGAGGCCAGCCCGACCGCGGGGATCATCGACGCCAAGAGTGTCAAGAGTACGGAAAAGGGCGGCGCTCACATCGATCCGCACGGCTATGACGCAGGCAAGAAGATCAAAGGCAAGAATCGGCACGTTCTGGTCGACACGCAGGGGCTGGTGCTGCACGCCATCGTCACCCCCGCCGATATCCAAGACCGCGATGGTGGGGCGTGGCTGCTCGGCACGCTGTTCGGTCTCTATCCCTTCCTGCTGAAGCTCTACGACGATGGCGGCTATCAGGGGCCCGAATTCCGCAACTCGGTGCGGGCCGTGCTGTCACAGGTATCGGTTGAGATCGTCAAGCGCTCGGATCAGGTCAAAGGCTTTGTCGTGCTGCCCAAACGCTGGGTGGTCGAGAGAATGCTTGCATGGCTGAGCCGCTGCCGCCGCCTGAGCAAGGACTGGGAGAGCCTCAACCACAAGGCGCGGGCATTTCTGCTGATGGCCTCCATCCGCCTCATGGTCAGGAGACTATGCCGGGCCTAGCGATGTTTCCGGACAGACTCTTTGAAAGTTTCGTGGACGGTGGCGTGGATCCGTTAGCGTTGCGGGCCACCCACATGGCGCTGATCACGCGATCTATGATCCTGTACGAGGATGATGCAGGATAGCGGATCAACGCGAAGTTTTGCGTCGCTACCCGGTGCCAGGTGCTTCAAGCGCCTTGGCAGCCTTCCAGTTCGACGGCAGCAGCGAGGCGAGCTCGATCAGTTTGGTACGTCTTGCCACGATGCGTTGCAGCGCATCGGTCAGCCACGCCGATGGCTCGACATCGTTCAGCTTTGCCGTCTGGATCAGCGTGGCGATGGTCGCCCAATGCCGCCCGCCGTTATCGGCGCCAGCGAACAACGCATTCTTGCGCCGAGAGCAACCGGGCGCACGGCGCGCTCGACGGTGTTGGTGGTCCAGCTCCAGGCGGCCGTCGTCGAGATAAAGGATCAGCCCTGCATAGCCGTCCACCTGCAGCAGGCGGCGGAACCCACGCAGGTGCGCCTGCGGATGTTCGCCCTTGCGGTCCTCACTATAAACGAGGCAGCCGGCCGGATGGCCGGGCCCACACCAGGGCCGGTTGTCCACCGCGTAGCACCACAGTCGGCCGGTCTTGGTGCGTCCGCGTCCGGGAGCGAGCACCGGCAACATCGTGTCGTCGGCGAACACCTTGGGCG